CTTTTTATCGATCTTCCCATTCGCCGTTAATGGGATCTTTTTTATCTCCACAAACACACTCGGTACCATATACTCCGGCAGTAGCTTCGCTACTTGGTTATTTAACTCTTGAACTTTTGATTTCTTTTCCTTGACGATATAGCCTACTAGCTGCGACTCTCCTTCTTTCTTTTCTCTGGCTACTACGACTACATCCTTGATGGGAAAACCAGAAGTCCTTGGTATGACGGTGAGTGTCGACGACCTGGGGCAACTCCCTTATCTATCGCCCAGGAACTCGACAGAGACCCGTACGGCTCGGTCTCCAAGCTGTTCTCGAAAGAGTCCTACGAACGGCAAAAGCCGTTCGTGTCAGAGCCAACCTGGAGAGGGGAAGCAGACTGGGACACAGAGTCCCTCGAAATCAAGTGGCATGTTCGCGCTGACGGGCCTATGCGACTATGGGTTCCGAAAGACGACCTACCTGACCGGGGACCTTTCGCTGTCGGATGTGATGTCGCAGCTGGAACGGGAGGGGATTTCAGCTCCAATTCAGTTCTCCAGATCCTCGATATCTCCACGGGCGAGCAGGTAGGGGAGTATGCCAGCAATAACATCTACCCCAACGACTTTGCTCAGCTGGCTGTAGCCATCTGTCGCTTCCTGGCAGGAACCAGAGATCCCTACTTTGCCTACCTTAACTGGGACGCAAACGGCTCCGGCGGTGCCCAGTTCTTTAAGGAAATCAAGCGGTGGGACTGGGCCAACCTCTACATGCATAGGTCTACCACCAACCGCAGGCAGGAAAGAACCAAGAAGCCTGGATACTGGCAACAGGACAAGGGTGCTGCCATCCTTATGGAACTGCACAATGCCATGCTTCACCGGAATATTGTAATCCAGTCAAAGATTGGTTTGGAAGAATGCATGCAATATGAGTACGATGGGGAGGGGTCTATCTGCCATCGGGGGGCAGCTATCTCTGAAGATCCCTCTGCCAAGGGCAAATCTCACGGAGATAGGGCATATGCTCTGGCAGTAGCACTTTTAGCGAGCCAGGATCGTAGTATTACTGAGGACGACCCACCTCCCCAAATGGTCCCACGGGAGTCCTTCGCGGGCTTAATGGCCCGCGAGAACCGGACAGGCTCTGGTTCTGTCGACAACTGGTGGGGGGAAGTCGGGGACGGTGCGGGGGGTCGACTTGACTCTCTGGTATTTTAGGTTTTAATTAGCACTAAGTTTGTTAGCAGGTGACCCAATCTACCTCCACAGGGTCACCTGTCACAAAAGGGAGTGGCCCCCCTATGGGGAGGGCGTAACAGCCCTCCCCAATTATTATGAATCCGAATAAGCAAGAAGATCGAGAACGGCTCTCCAGGACAATGTCCTACTGGCACCGCCAGTTAGAGCCCTTCAGGCGTAACCGCCGACACCTAATTGAGGACTACGCTGGCGCAGACTATGGGCAACGCAATGCGTTCTCCAGCTCTAGCCCGGTATATGTCAACTTGATGCTTCAAACGGCAGAAGCCTACTCGATCTCCCTTGCCTACAACGCCCCTCGGTTTCTCCTGACAGCAGCCAGGACCTCGCAGGTACCCTTTGCGAATAGGTTCCAACTTGCGCTGAACAATTACGCAGAACACACCCACCTCGAAGTTCCCATACGGCAGATCATTCAGGACGCCTTCTTCTCTCTGGGTATTGCCAAGGTGCTTCTGGGAGACAGCCATCAAGTCATGGAGGAGCTGGACCCATACGCGATCCCTGGGATGCCCATGGTCGCGAGGGTGTCGTTGGACAACCATGTCCACGACGGCAACGCGACCGAGTTCAGGAAGTGCGCATTCATTGGTGACAAGTACCGCATGCCGCTTGCTCTGGCTAAGGAAGATCCCAGGTTCGACAAGAGTGTCCGCAAGCACTTGACCGCATCGGGAGGCCACGCCTCAGCCGAGGCGGGAGATGCCACCAGCTCTCTGGCATTCGATCCGCCAGACAGGGAGGGCGAGTACGAAGACATGGTCGATCTGGTCGATGTCTTCCTGAGGCAAGAAAACCTCATACTAACACTGCCAGTCGATAGCAAATTTAATCTCCTAGACACGGGGCAGAAACCCTTGTCGATACAGGAGTGGGATGGTTCCGAGACCGGTCCCTACCGATTCCTAAGTTTTGGAGAGGTACCAGACAACGTAATGCCCACCTCCCCCGCACGTAATGTGCGGGGGTTGTTTGTTCTGTACAACAACCTTCTCAGGAAGTTGGCGCAGAGGGCCCGAAAGCAGAAAGACATCCCCGTCTATGAGGCGGGCAGTGAACAGGACATGAAACGCCTGCTTGCGGCTGACGACCTTGAGGCGGTTCAGGTCAACAATAAGGATTCCATTGATGTCCTCAAGTTGGGCGGAGTCGATCATACGATCACTGGCTTCGCACAGCAGATCATGGAGCTTTTCAAACAACAAGCTGGTAATCTTGATGCAATGGCTGGACTCGGGCCTTCGTCCGGGACAGCAACCCAAGACATGCTAATAAATCAGCAAGTTGGAAAGCGGGAGGCCTTCGCAAAGCGACAGGTCTCCCGCTTTGTTTCAGAGCTTGGGATTGATGTCGCCGAACTTATGTTCGACGACCCTGTTCTGGTTATCCCAGGCAAGGAGACGGTTCCCCAAACAGATATCGAAGTAGATGCGAGCTGGTATCCCGAGGAGTTTCTGCCGCGAGAAGGGAACTTCCTCGATTACCAGATACGGGTTGATCCGTACTCCATGGAGTACAAGGCACCTGCTGAGAGGCTCTCTGCGTTAAGGGAGACCTTGACCCAGGCAATCATGCCGATGATGCCTCTGGTCGAGCAGCAGGGGGGACAGTTTGACATCCAGCGTTACCTGGAAATGGAGGCAGAGCTACAAGACCTCCCAAGACTAAGCGAACTGTTTACCTTCGAGACACCGCCGCCGAACCCGCAGCAAGCTGGCGAGGCGGGGACGAAGGGACCCGTGTCCTCGCCCTCGGCTCCTAAAGAATACATAAGAAAAAACGTGAGCATGGGTGGAAACAATAACTCAAGAATGCAAAGTGCTATCCAGGAGATGGGAAGAGGAAACAACCAGCAACCAGGACAACTGGCTTCCCAGTAATACTATGACTAAATTTGTGGGTCGGTATGACCCCATTAAGAAAGCCGTTACTTGGGATAATGACAACGAGCCCGCGAACGCCAAAGGCGGTGGTGGGTTTGCCTCAGTGGCCCGGTCTTATGCCCGCCCGCTCAAGTCCCAAGCGATGGCTTGCCATCCAGAACAAGTAGAAGACTTTAACAAACAGGCCGCAAGCGGTGTAAGGTATCTGTCTGATGGCACCTGCGAAATCAGTTCCAGGCAAGCAAGGAACGAAGAGCTTAAGCTCCGTGGATTCGTCGACAATGACGGCGGATACGGGGATCACTGTTGAGTTACGGTATGTCAGAGAACAACTCGAACGAATCGAAGAAGATCTTGAAATCTTGCACAAACTAATGCACGGCAACGGAGCGATGGGGATACATACAAAAGTGCAGTTGCTGTGGAGAACCTACCACTTTGCTTGGACTGTTGTCGGAACCTCAATCGGATTTTTCGTAGGCTGGTGCCTGCGATCTTGGGCGTTCCCCACTTAACCAGGAGAGACACATGCCAGAAGACATTTTAGAAGACGAGAAGATGCGCGACCTCGTTGATGAGTTTGACAAGGTTGAGAGCGATGAGTCGGTGACCCCCGAGTCTTCGTTGGAGCCTGTGGCAGAGAGACCCGCCGCAGATCCTGACGAGCCGCCTCAGGAGCTTCCCGAGACAGATGAGGTAGAAGAGACTTCCGAATCACAAGAGGGTGAGCCCGCTGATGAACTAACCCAGCAGCTCACAGACCTTGCGGGTATCTATGGCATGCCGCCAGAGTTACTTGCAGGTCGATTTACGTCTGTTGACGACGCGAAAGCAGCTCTTGAGCTTCTGGATCAGTCGTACATTTCCTCTGCTCAGGTTCCGCCTGAGCAGTACGAAGAGTATGCCGAGCCTGGAGAGCAGGAGTACCAACAGCCGGAAGAAGAGAGCCGCAGACCTGCGGCTCCACCATCACCTCCCCAAGGGTCTGAATGGTCAGAGCTAGCTCTGGACAACTGGGATGAGGACGACGACCTCCCTAAGAACCTGAAGGGCCTCGATAAGAATACTCGTATTCTTGCGGAGCGTCAGGCAAGGGCGGAAGAAGTTCTCATGCGAATTGAACAGAGAGAGCGAGAGCAGGTCTACAGGGAAACGATGGGGGACTTCGACTCGATTATGGATCGGTCGGGTTCCAAGTTACTTGGCAGTGGCGATAGCCTAACACCAACGCAAGAGAAGAACCGCACTGAGGTTCTTCAGACTGCGGAGTACATGGTGGCAGGAATGAACGCGAGAAATATTGCTCTTCCCACGAAGGAACAGCTGATTGAGCGTGCTATGCAACTGGCTCTCAAAACTGAAATTGGAAAAGAACGTGCCCTAGACAAGGCGTCTTCTAGACGCCCGAGAGATTCCAGAAGGCTTGGTATGCCGAGTCGAGGAACTGACAAGTCTGTTACCGAAATGGCGATGCAACAGAGCGGACCCCTGGAGGAAAATCAGGCTTTCCTTGACCTGTATAAAAGGCTTGAGGAAGAAGGCTAGGGCCTTAACTAAGGAGTTGAGCTATGGCACTTCAGCCAAACCAACTCGATGACTTTGTGGCAAATACACTGCCGTTCTTTCACAAGAACCGGTGGAAAGATATTAGTCTTGATCAGCAAGACTACATCTTTGCGTCACGCACATTTGAAGGTGGAAAGATCCCCGTTCGTGGTGGCCAGTATCTGCAAGAGCAGATCCAGGTTCGCAACACGGGTACCTTTGAGTACACCGGACTGTATGGCGTTGCAGATGCCAAGGTTGTCGATTTGATTAAAACGTCGACTATGGATTGGTCGATGAATCGAGTCCACTGGATCTATGATATCTACGAGAATGATTTTCAGAGTGGTCCTGAGACCA